AGCGCCATACGCTCCAAGTGGTGTTTTCCACATGGTTGTTAATAAATTGATACTCAGAAATGAGGTTTTTTTCACGGATCAAAAAGGAGGATTAGAACGTGGCTAATCTGGTAGAAGCTGCTAAAAGCGGCAACAAAAGAGAAACATTAGAGGCTTTGAGGGATATCCTTGCATCGACCATACAGAATTGTGAGAGTGGTCGAGATATGGCAAGCAATACCAAAAGGCTGATGGAAGTGATGGCAGAGCTTGAAGCATTGCCTGATCCGAGCAAAACGAAGATATCAAAGCATGACCGCCTAAAAGCTAAACATGAAAACAGGTAATCAAGAGCCTACATTCAAGGTAGTTGGTGATTATGCTTATTCTTATGGTTCTGAAGTGGTTGAAATGTTTGAAGAAGATGGCGGAGCGACATTTTATCCATCACAGAAGTATGAAATGGAGCTATTCCTTGCAAGGAACAAGGATGGTTCTCCATCAGCATTGACAATAGGCATATCAAAACCAAGACAAAATGGCAAGAGTTATGCAGCTAGGTTTTATGCGGTATACATGGGAGTGTTTGAACACAGGCAGGTGTTGTATTCGGCTCATCACAGTTCGACTACTAACAAGATGTTCAAGGCTTTGTGCGATCTCTTTGAGAGTCCTGAAAGATATCCTGATTTTGCAAATGATGTGAAGAACATCAGCCATGCGAGAGGATATGAAGGCATATATTTTAATGATTGGGTTGATGATGATGGGCGGATTCAGCCGGGCGGATGTATTGAATTTGTAACAAGAACAAATAGCGGTTCAAGAGGTGGCACCTATTCGGTCATCGTGATTGATGAAGGACAGGAATTGACATTCGACCAACAAGAAGCAATGTTGCCTGTTATGTCGGCGGCTTCAGAGGTCAAGGATGTCACTAAGATGCCACAACAGATATTTATTGGCACACCACCAAGCGCCTCATGTCATGGCACAGTGTTCATGAATATGCATAATACGGCGCACAGTGCAGAAAAAGGTGAAGTATGGTGGCTTGAATGGAGTGTTGAAGCCAAAAGCACAGAAGGTGTTATAAACTCTCCTGAAGAGGCAATAGAGCTTGCATATAGAACAAATCCGGCTATGGGTTACAGAATAGCCGAAAAAACTGTTTTAAACGAATATGAAACAATGAGTTTGGACGGATATATGCGTGAGCGACTTGGTTGGTGGAGTCCAACAGCCGAGCATAGAACAGATTACGCAATATCTAAAGAAGCATGGGATTCATGCAAGACAAAACAATTGCGACCAGAAGGAAAAACGGCATATGGCATCAAATTTAGTGTTGATGGTTCAACAGTATGCTTATCAGGTGCGGTAATCACACAAGAGGGTCGCATTCATATTGAGCTTATAGAGCAAAAGTCAACAGCACATGGCACAAGATGGCTTGCAGAATGGCTTAATGAGAGATACAACAAAGCATCCTGTGTGGTGATAGATGGTCGAAATGGTGTTGATGTCCTTGTTGATAGGATATCGGACATTTGGAAGGTTAAAGGTTCCATTATAAGACCAACAACAAAGGAAGTTCTGGCATCTGTCGGTATGATTTGTGATGCAATCACGGAAAAAACACTGACATGGCATGAACATCAAGAAGTATTAAAAGAGAGTGCAATCACTTCGGTTAAAAGGCCCATTGCAGGTGGGTGGGGTTTTGGTGGAGAGGCATCCACACCGATAGAGAGTTGCGCTCTTGCTGTTTTTGGAGCGAAAACATCTAAACGTGATCCAAGCAAAAAGATGTTAATAGGGTGAAAAAATGATTGATTTAAACATTAACGCAAGCAACATTAAAGACTTCCCAATTGAAGAAGCAGAGAAGTTTCAGAAGTTATTGGATGTTTATCAGAATAATTCAGCCAATAATTACACGAAAAACAGATATTATGAGGGCAAAATCCCATTAAGTGAGGTAAATCTTGGCATAGCATTGCCTGATACACTCAGGGGCCTTGAGATCGGATGCTCTTGGGGAGCAAAATGTGTTGATGTTTTGGCTGCAAGGTCAATGTTTGATGGTTTTGTTGGTTCTGAGGGTGAAAACATTGAATCACTAGACACAATCGCATTAAACAATAACCTTATTGCCGAATATATGAAGGCTTGCCGGGATGAGTTGAAATATGGATGCACATTTGCCACCTTGTCTGCGGATGACAAAATTGGGTGCAAAATTCGTTTCCATTCTCCTAAAAGTGCAGCCGCTTTATGGGATGGTGAAAAAGGACGTATTGCTTGCGGTTTTGCAATTATTGATTCGGTACCAGAGAACAATCCTGATTATAATTGGATGCCTTCTCTTATTAACTACTACACAGATGATTACATTTGGGTGCTTGAGAGGGCAAAAGGCTTAAATATATGGAGTGCAACACCACACAAGCATAAGATGGGCAGGCCTTTAATGGAGGCTCTTATTTGGAATGCTACCACAGACAAGCCTTTTGGTAGATCACGAATAAAAGAGCCTGTGAGAAGGCTTATACAAGGCTATGTAAGAACAATTGCCAATGCCACAATCGGCTTGGAGTTTTCAACATCTCCGCAGAAATATCTGCTTGGTGTTACAGATGAACAGTATGAGAGCTTAATCAATAACAAATTTAAGCAGTATGTTGGCTCAATCATAGCATCAACTACTAACCCGGAAACAGGTGAGAAACCTTCATTTGGACAGTTATTGCAAGGCTCTATTTCTCCTCATGTTGAAATGATGAGATTGTTGGCAACACAGTTCAGTTCTGCAACAGGTTTGGCAATATCCGACACAGGAGTTGTAAATGATGCAAATCCAACAAGTGCTGAAGCTATCACGGCACAGAATCAGACATTGGTTGGCATGGCAGAACAGTTGAACACAGGAAATGGCAATGCACTTCGCACAATTGCTTTGATGGCTCTGGCAATAGTGAATAAGACATCTATTGACAAGCTGAGTCCTGAAGATAGTGCGGTTATTGCTCATTTCAAGAATCCGGCAATGCCAAGTGTATCATCCACGGCAGATGCGGCAATAAAAATTGCATCCGCAAGACAGGCATTTGCAAATACAGACATATTCCTTGAAATGATTGGATTTGATAAGGCTGATATACGAAGGATTAAGAATCAGGAGCGCATGAACATGGGCATGGAGCTTTTTAAAGAGTTGAGTGGTGAGGCCAGAAATGAAAATAACACAGACGAGTTGGAAAGAGTTCGTCAGCAAACTATCTCAAGTTAATAGGATGGCGTCCAATGCCATTGGTGCATATATAGCAAGCAATGGTTTATCTGATATTGATGCCTTGATAACATATGCATTTTATGTGGCACAGTATTTTGGAACAGCAGCCGCTAGTTTGGCAGCCATTATGTATGACACTGTTGCCAATGCAGAAGGTAAATCATTACCGCCTGCGGAATTGGCTGATTCTCTTACATACGGAGATGTGGCAAAGCAGATTTATGGCACCTTAAAACATTCACAGAATCCGGAAGAGTTAAAGGGTGCGGTTTCAAGACTTGTTAAGCTTCAAGGACAAGATACATTGCTTCAAAATGGCATCAGGGATCATGCAGAGTTTGCTTGGATTCCAAGCGGTGATACCTGTCCATTCTGTATTATGCTTGCTTCTAATGGTTGGAGGCCAATTAGCAACAAAGCATTGAAAAATGGTCATGCAGAACATATTCATGCAAATTGTGATTGTACTTACATGATTCGGCATTCAAAAGATTTTGAAGTTGAGGGTTATGATCCGGAAGTATATCGGCAGATGTACGATGAGGCCGAAGGTAAAACACCAGAAGAAAAGATAAATTCCATGCGGAGAATGTTCTACGCACAGAATAAGGGCATTGTTGGGCCTGAGTCGAGCAAAGCGGAAGAATATCTTCAAGGAATTACTGATTTTGAAAAGTCAGTTATGAATAATCCGACAGAATCAGGGCTTCTGTACAAACAAGATGGTACAACAGTCAGCTTTGATGGTATTGAGCATCATGTAGTTGGCGATAGTTCAATCTTGAATGAGATGGAAGGCGGTATATTTACTCATAATCATCCTGTTGATATTACATTTTCGGATGATGATATTGTGAATGGTATTGTTAAGGGCAATCTTGCTGAATTAAGAGCCATAACATCAGGCGGTAATCTTCATCAGCTTGTCAATGAAGGGGCTTCACTTGATGATAGACGAAAATTCTTAGCGCAATATTCTGACCGAAGGAAGAAATACAACAATATTGCTATTCAGAAAATAAGACGAGGTGAAAACATAAATCAATTACAGTATGTAAGCCAACGATTGGAAGAATGGCTTGCTGAGAATGCTTCGACATTCCATCTGAAGTACATAAAATCATCAGTTTAATTAAGCATCCTAAACAGGGTGCTTTTTTAATACATTAAAGGCCACGCAAGCCAATTGCGGATTTTACTCATTAGGAGGTTTGTTATGTCAGAAACTGTGAATCAGGAAAACGCAACAAAAGAGGTCGAAACCAAGACTTTCACTCAGGAAGAGGTCAATGGCATTGTCAATGATCGCCTTGCAAGAGAGCGGAAGAAATATGAAGGCATCGACCTTGACACTCTCAAGTCAAAGGCAGCGAAGTTTGACGAGATGGAAGAAGCCAATAAAACCGAGCTTGAAAAGGCAAACGAAAGAGCGAATGCATTGCAGGCTCAGTTAGATGGTATCCAGAAGGAAAAGGAGCTGACGGAGATGAGGGATAAGGTTGCAAAAGAGATAGGTATTCCAAGCCATCTCTTAACAGCAAATACCGAGGATGAATGCCGGACACAGGCAGAAGCAATAAAGGCCTATGCAATGCCTGACGGATATCCAAAGGTCAGAGATGGTGGAGAAACCATAGTAACACAGAAGATGTCTACAAGACAGCAGTTTGCAGATTGGGCCAATGAGGCTCTACACAATTAAGGAGGAAAAAAGAATGGCATTATCAGGTACAGCTACCAACAGGACATCAATTGATCTCCCTGTTGACGTATCAAGTGAAATTATTCAGAAGGTTCAGGAAGGTTCTGCGGTTATGAAGCTTGCAAAGCAGATCGCACTTCCCGGAAGAGGCGCAGCAATCAATGTTATAACATCTGATCCTACCGCTTCATGGGTTGGTGAAACGGCGGCAAAGCCTGTTTCTAATCCCGGCTTACAGACAAAGGTTAT